AGGCTTACCAGAGACCCACAGGTCAAAGTGATGATTAAAGAAGCTATGGATAACCAGAGAGTGACACCTGATTTCATCGTGAGTAAGCTGAAAGGTCTAGCCGAGGGTGCTGAGAAGGAAACTAACCAGATACGGAGTTTGGAGCTGTTAGCGAAGATAAAACACTTATTTGCTGAGAAGAGTGAACGAGTTAATTGGAATGTAACCTTAACACCAGAACAAGTTGAAAGACTTATCACAAGACGTCAAGCTAGCGGTGACACTAGCCCGTCAGGACCTGTTATCGTTCACGATGACCCTGATGCAGAAGTATGAACCAGGATGGCATCACAATCTCATAGCGGATAAACTACAAGACATCGAATCAGGTAAAATACACCGTTTGATGTTATTCATGCCTCCTCGACACGGGAAGTCAGAATTAGCCTCTATCAGATTCCCTGCATGGTATCTGGGTCGGAATCCTGATAAAGAGATTATATCTTGTTCATATAACGATGAATTAGCAGATGAGTTCGGTAGAAAAACAAGAAACGTCCTCAGAGATGAATGGTATAATATTATCTTCCCTGAAACAGAACTAGCAAAGGATTCCAAAAGAATAGATAGATGGTCAACTAAACAAGGTGGTGGATACGTCGCTTCAGGTGTAGGAGGAGCCATCACTGGTCGTGGTGCTGATTTACTTATTATTGATGACCCTGTGAAGAATAGAGAAGAAGCTGACTCTGATACCTACCGAGAACGTGTCTGGGACTGGTTTAGTTCAACTGCTTATACCAGACTACACCCTGGAGGTGCTGTTATAATTATCCTTACCAGATGGCATGATGATGACCTCGCAGGCCGTCTCTTGGAGAAAGAACCAGATAAATGGACTGTTGTGAGCTTCCCTGCAATAGCTGAACAAGACGAGGAGAAAAGGAAAAAAGGAGAAGCTCTCTGGCCCTCAAGATATAACCTGGAATCTCTAGAAAGTATCAAGAGCACCGTTGGTATCAAGGACTGGGCTTCTCTGTATCAACAAGACCCTCTAGCTGGTGAAGCTCAAGAGTTCAAGGACGAATGGTTCAGAGAATGGGAGAAAACACCTCCCAAGATGAGGATAATGACTACTGTTGACCCTGCTATCAGTAAAAAGAAATCAGCAGACGATTCAGTCGTTATGACTTGCGGAATTACACCTGATAGGAAAATATACGTTCTAGAGTACACAGTTGGCAAAATGAATCCAACAGAACTGATAGCCGCTATATGGGAACATAAAAAGAAACATAACCCCGAGAAAGTAGGTATAGAAGCAACTGCATACCAGCAATCACTCATCCATTACCTGTCACAAGATATGAAGGCTAGAAAAGAGTTCTTCCTAGTCGAACCACTAAACTTCAGAACAGATAAACACGCCCGTATCAGAGGTCTACTGCCGTTCTATCAACATGGACAGATATTCCACCCTTTCGACTCAGAAGACCTAGAAAACCAACTGAGACGTTTTCCTGCAGGTAGACACGACGACATCATCGACGCTCTAGCTGCACAACTAGAACTTTTAAAAGCTCCACTCGGTAGAACTCATGTCCCACAGATGAATTATGACCCCACCACAGGTGCTGTACTGGGGCACAAACAAGATGGAACGTCAATACTGAATAACCGCTTTATATACCATTAGCTTGCATTGTAGGCTAATATAGGTTATAATTTATATGGATAAAGTTATACAAGACAGAATAGATAACCACAGAGGCCCCTATGACCATATAGTGTGGTATGGGCCGTGCCAAAGATGTGGGTCACCGAGATACACATTTGTTGATGAGATGGTGAGGAGATACAAGTATCATCCAACAGCCGATTTAACAGGTAAGGAATTCGAGTGCAAAGGTGGTAGATGCTGTAGGAGAGTGAGAATGAAGGGGAAACTCCCAGGGAGCAAGGCCGTTCATCTGAACGACATTAAGAGGAGATAATACAAAATTAGATTTAATTTATATTGAGAGCGGTTCAATTACTTTGTAAACCCCCTCATTCTTGGCAAATAAACCTAAAGACGATGTGTTAGCGAGAGCACTGGCTAAGGTTGTTGATGTATCGAAAGAATACGATTCAATGATTTCTAGCAGAAGAAGGAAATGGTTGGACTGGTATAAGATGTACCGTCTTTTTAGAACTGAAAAGACTCAACCGTGGATGAGTAAATTATTCATCCCAAAAGTGTTTGAAGTTATCGAGCAGAAGGTTCCACAAATGATTGCTCATGACCCTATGTATGTTGTTACTCCCAGACTGAATGATAATCTACCCTATATAGGTATCCTCAGGGACTACCTGGGATATGTCTGGGATGAAGAAGATATGAATTCAAAGATAGAAGGATGGGTCAAAGATATGCTGATATATGGTACAGCTATCGGGAAAGTTGATTGGAAGGAAATAACAGGTACAGAAACATCTACTGAAGAAACTATTGATGAGATTACTGGTGAAACTATATCAGAAGAGATTGAGGAAGATGTAGTTAAATTAGAAATGCCTACTTTTCAAGGAATAGATATATTCGATTTCAAGACTGACCCAAGGTTCGATACTCTAGAAGAGAGTGAGGCTAATATCCATGAAAGAGACGATGTTCCTTATTCAGAACTAATGGCTGATGAGGATATGTATTTCAACCTAGACCTAATAGACCCACTTGCTACTCCTGCTGAAACAAGTGATACATCTGAAAAGAAAGAGAAACGTAGCTCACTCGGTATCAGTACACCTGGTAAAGACCTAGACGAATCAAGACTCAATATCAAGGAATACTGGGGAATGTTCAGTACGACAGGCAATGTTAAAGATGAAACTGAATGTGTGATAACTGTTGTGAATAACGAAACCGTTATTAGGATGGAAAAGAACGAACTCGATATGAGACCGTTTGTCGCTGTTAAAGCAAGACTCGTACCACATGAGTTTTATGGTATAGGTGAGATTGAACCACTAGAAGATTTACAGATAGAATTGAATACATTAAGGAATCAAAGGATGGATTATACTAACTCTATCCTGAACCCTGAATGGATTATGTCTACCTCTTCAGGTATCAATCCTTCTCAATTACTCCACAAACCTAATAACATCATCCTAACAGATGATATGAACGGTATCAGAACTCTAGATAAATCAGGAGTACCAGCAGCTGGATATAACGAGGAAGCTCAAATCCTGAGAGATATACAAACAATATCACAAACAACTGATGTAACCGATAGCGGAGGTTCAAGAGGTTTCCAAAATACTGCGACTGGGGTTGCAGCAAGAGTCGAACAACAAACACGAAGTTCTAATAATGTTATCAAACATCTAGAAAATGGTATCGCTGAAATCGGGAAGAAGTTCTTGATATTGGCAAAAAACAATATAACTGAACCAATTCAGATAAGAAGAGAGGATTTAGGGGCTGAACAAAAAGTCAAATTCTCTCAAATCGAGCCTAGCATCTTCAGAGACGCTGAGAACGGTTTTATCATCAGAGTGGAAGCTGGGTCAACTCAAGAGGCTACATACCAGGAGAGAGGCAATAAGGCGGTCGCGAGAGGAAATACTGCTGTTCAATTTTTGCAAGCTGGTGTCCCAATAGATATGGTTAAGATTTGGGAAGATATTGAAAAGAAAACATTTATGACAAGTAATCCTGAAGATTATCTGAAAGCACCTGAACCACCACAAGCTGCGCCAGGTCAACCAACCGAAGAAGGTGTCGAGAAAGAACAACCTAATTTACAATTACAACCTACTTTGCCTCAAGGCACATGATTAAATAACATATATGTATGATAAAGGAAAAACTATACGCCTTCATGGGCGGAGCGACAGAGAAGGAGAAGATGCTCCAAGCAGAGGAGCAGAAATTAGGGAAGAAGATAAAAGACGAGAGCGACTCAGTGACAAAGATGATTCAAAGTAAAGGATGGGATGTCGTTGAAAGATATTTAGAAGCGAAGATAAAAGCTATCCATATAAGGATGGAAGGATGTAGTGAAAAGGAATTGATTCAGTACCAGGCTGAAATCAAAGCTATAAAAGGTTTATTCGGATTCCTGGGAAGTAAAGTTGTACAGGTCTTTGACAAATAGTATCTGGTTAGTAGGTTGAATGAGGCTTATGGGCCCCCGCTCTCAGTTCATAAGTCTCATCCAATCTATTAGCCCTTTAACCCATTATAAAATGGCAACAGATGACACAACAGTGGAGGAGTCTCGGGAACAACCCCTAGAGGATTCTACACAAGAAGACCAACCAGATACTGGTGAGTCATCAGAAGAGAGCACAGAACTCTTGGACGATGATAAAGAAAGTACATCCGAGGAAGACCAACCTGAAGAGGAGTCGGACGAGGAAGAAAAACCTGATACTTTCGAAATCGACGGGGAAGAACTCAGTCTTGAAGACTTGAAGCAAGGATACATGCGTAATAAGGATTATACCCAGAAGACGCAAGCCCTAGCTGATATGAAGAAAGGACTGGATGAAAAACCCAAAAAAGAGTTATCACCTGAAGAAAAACAGGTTATGGAGTTTCTTAGCAAGTACGGAATCGTTACCGAGGAAGCACTGACTAAGAAGATGAGCCTTGAACAGGCGAAGCTGACTGATATGCAGAACTTTAACGCATGGAAGTCTGGCTCTAGCGCAACTGCAGATAAGGCTGAGGCGGTCTATAACTTGGGGAAATCATTCCCTAAAATGAGTTATCCAGAGATTGAAAAGAAATTCTTTGGAGACTCAGTTACAAGAAAGGTGGTTAAACGGAAAGTTGTCGGTATGAAAGGAAAAGGAAGTGGGAAAAAGGCGGCTAGTGGAGGGTTCACTCGTGAGCAAATTGCGAAAATGTCTCCTGAAGTTTATGCAAAAAATTCAGCAGCTATAAAAGAAGCTTTGCGCAAGGGTGAAATAAAATAATATTTAACACATAACGAAATGGCAAATTACATCACTACAACCGATGGTACAGCTGATATTTCAGATGCTGCTGGTACAGACCAGTATCTAATCACAGCTGCCCTTGCTGGGAAGATTAATGTTTCAAAGAGTTTCGTGAATTTCACGGAAGCTACTGGTTCACAAACTGGTACTACTGGAACTCTCACGCTAACTGTTGGCGGAAACGTCATCGGGACAATGACCGCTTCTCAAGGTGGAGCTGCTGGTGAATGTATCGTCTTTACTTATGACGGTACTTACACTACTGGTGCAGACCCTTGGTATCCGATTGCTGTTGGTGACGACATTCTTGTAGAAGTCGGTACACAAGCAACTGGTGGTACTGTTACAGGCGACGGTTCTCTCAATCTTTGTATTGAATGGGACGTGGGCGCTTAGTCCTAAAAATGAGAGCAATAATATAACTTAATTTAACAAGATATGGCTAACATAACAACTACGACAGCTGCAGCTTTTATTCCAGAGATTTGGAGTAAAGAGATTATATCAGCTGTTGAGTCAAACTTGGTTCTTGCACCTCTTGTTTGGAGATTTGATGCTGAGGCTAAAAAGTTCGGAGACACTATCCATGTTCCTTCGCTTACTAATCTAGTAGCGAACGATAAGGTAGCTAACCTTCCTACTTCTCCGCAATCTCCAACAGAAGCAAACACTGACATTTCTCTCGATACTCACAAAGAAACAACATTCTTTGTTGAGGATATTGCAGAAACTCAGGCTATGCAAAATCAAATGGGTCTTTATACAGGGAAAGCTGGTTACGCGATTGCAGAAGCTATTGATACAGCTCTTGCAGCTCTCGCAGCTGGTTTCTCTCAAACTTATGGAACATACAACACAGCTATTACAACTGATGTAGTTTTGGATTCTGTCCAAGCTTTGGACGATGCAGACGCTCCAGCTAATGACCGTGTATTCGTGTTCCGACCAGATGTAAAACGTGACCTACTTGATTTGGCTGCGTATACATCTAGTGATTACATCGAAGGCAAACCAGTTAGTACTGGTAGTATCGGTGACCTATATGGTGTTTCAACATTTATGTCTACAAACATCTATAAGACTGGTACAAGTACTAACAACATGCTTTTCCAAAAAGATGCAATCGCACTCGCACTTCAAACTGCACCTCGAACTCAATCTGCATACGAC